AGCACAGCGAGCTACCCCATGATGAACACAGAACGTGACGACGAGGGGGGGTCAGGGGGTGAGCACCTCAGGGCCAGCGACATACAGTCATCGAATCACCCCGATCATGCACAGAACGTAACGATTACAGTGAATCGTGCACCCTATGTCCTATTTTCCCCACCAAGGACCGGCCAGGCCACCCACGGCCTGTCCCCCTCTCTCTCACGCTGCGTGACGACGCATCGTCGCAGGTCAGAGGGGGGTTACTGGCGGGTCACCTCACCCAGGCTGGTGACGTTGCGTGACCCCGGGGAGGTTGCTCTGAGTGACATCGGTCGGGTCGGTGGTCCGGCCCCGAGAGCCGTCACTCTCTGTGAGGTACGCAGAGTGACGACGCTGAGGGCCCTCGCCGGCCGATGAGCGACGACGAGTTCGGCTGGGTGGAGGGGTGGTCCGGGCGGAAGGAATTTGGGGGCGCTCCGGAATTTCAGATCGCCGCCCCGGCTGCTCCGTCTGCCCCGCGAGCCCGGCCGGTCGCCGAGGCCGCCCCCGCTGCTCCGGTTGCCGCGCCCGTTGCGGTCGCTGCCCCGCCGGTCGCGCCGGTGGTCGACCCGCTGTCGATGGTGGCCGCGCTGGAGGCCGCGCTCGCCGCTGCTGACGTGGCCCCTGAGTACGGCGCAACGGTCACCCTGGCCCGCCTGCTGGCCCGCGGCGTCGACAGCGGCAAGTACCAGCACGCCCCGAAGCTCCTCTCGGTGATGACGACGCTCGGGCTCGCCCCGGCGGTCCGGCCGGTCGCCCGGGCGGCGCCGGTGCCGGCCTCGGAGGCGTCCGAGCCGGAGGGTTCGGCGGGTGCTGCGGTGCTGGCCCGGATCCGGGACCGGCGCGCGGGTAAGACGGTGCCGGAGGCGGACCCCGAGGGCCGTCCTGTGGGTCTGCCGTCCGCGCGGAGCTCCCGGAAGGGGTCGACGACCCCCCGGATTTGCACACCTCCTGCGGTCACTGGGGAGCCGGGCCCGTGCGGGTGCGGTTGTGCGCTGACGCCGGCGACGTCGAAGGGCTTCGAGGTCGTCGAGTTCGCCCACCACGTCCTGGGTGTCGCGCTGTTGCCGTGGCAGCGGTGGCTTTTCATCCACGCCCTGGAGCTCGATCTGTGGGGGTCGTACCGGTTCCGGACCTGCTTGGTCCTGGTGGCGCGGCAGAACGGGAAGACGACGGCTCTGAGTGTGCTGGCCCTGTGGCGGATGCTCTGCGACGGCGCGAAGTTGGTCCTCGGCACGTCGACGACCGTGGACCTGGCGAAGGAGGCCTGGGAGAAGACGGTCACGCTGGCCGAGGACACGGAGGCGCTCGCCGGCGAGTTCCGGTTCGACGGGCGCGGTGCGGCGGTCCGGCGGGAGAACAGCTCGACGCAGCTGCTGGCGAAGAACAAGGCCCGGTACAAGACAGCTGCGGCCAACCGGAAGGGCGGCCGGTCGCTATCGGTGGACCTGCTGATCCTCGACGAGCTCCGCGAGCACCAGACGTGGGCCGCCTGGTCGGCGTCCAGCAAGACCACGAACGCGCGTCCGAACGGTCAGAAGTGGGCGATCACCAACCAGGGCGACCGCACCGGGGTGGTACTCGCGCACCTGCGGGCCGCAGCGATGGCCGGCCTCGGCCTCGACGTCCAGGTCGAGGCGGACGCCGACCCGGACGAGGTCGCGGAGCAGCTGCAGCTCGGCGACGACAGCCTGTTCCTGGCCGAGTGGTCCGCGCTCGACAAGTGCGCGCTGGACGACGTCGAGCAGTGGGCGCAGGCGAACCCGGCCATGGGGTACACGATGGCCGAGGCCACGATCGCCAGTGACATGCGCACGGATGACGCCGCGGTGTTCCGGACCGAGGTCCTCTGTCAGCGGGTCGACCTGCTCGACACCGCGATCGACATGGACGGGTGGGCGGCCGGCCTCGATGAGGCGGCCACCATGGAGTCGCTGCGGGGCAAGGTCGCGTTGTGCGTCGACGTCGACCCGGGCGGGAACCACGTGACGCTGGTGGGTGCTGCGGTCCTGTCGGACGGGCGGGTGCAGGCTGCTGTTGTCGACTCGTGGTCGGGTCCGAACGCTGTCCAGGAGGCGTGCGCCGCGATCCCGGTGTGGCGCGCGACCATCCGCCCGCGTGCGTTCGGCTGGTACCCGGGCGGTCCGGCCGCAGCGCTGGCAGCTCTGCTCAAGAACGACAAGAAGGCCACAGCGCTGACCGGTGAGGACGCGCCCGCGGCGTGCATGTCCCTGGCCCAGCAGATCCTCAGCCGTCGGATCGTCAACAACGGCGACCCGCTGCTGACGGCACAGCTGGCTGGCGCGGGGAAGCTGCCGGTCGGCGACAAATGGCGGTTCGTGCGGCTCGGTGGACCGAGCGTGGATGGCGCCTACGCGCTCGCTGGCGCGGTGCAGCTTTGTAGGATTCTGCCAAAGAGTCTCGGTAAACCGCAGGTACACGGCGTTCGGAGCGCTTGACTTTGTAGGTTTCGAACAAACTGGCCCGTAACATGCGGGTATGGGTTTCTGGGATCGGCTGCGATTTACGCGGGACGTCGCCGTCGTGTCGCAGCCGACCGGTCCACAGTTCGCGATCGATCGGGACGCGGTCCCGCCGGAGATCTTCGGGCTGCCTGCGTACGAGGCCACGGTGGGGCCGGTCGCGCGGATCAGCCGCAGTGAGGCGATCCAGGTCCCCGCCGTGAAGCGTGCCCGGGACATCGTGGCCGGGACGATCGGGGCGCTGCCGCTCAACTACCTGTCCCCGGCGTTCGAGCAGCAGCCGAACCCGCTGCTGTCTCAGCCCGAGGAGGCGGTCCCGCGCTCGGTCACGATGACGCAGACCCTGGACGATCTGCTGTTCGAGGCCTGCGCGTTCTGGCGGGTGACTGCCCGCGACGCTGACGGGTGGCCGGTGAAGGTCCGCCGACTCGAGGCCCGCAGCGTGGACGTCCGCGACGAGCAGAAGGTGTTCGTCCGGCGCGACGGCAGCAACCAGGGCAGCGCCTGGGAGTTCGTGCCTGACGAGGATCTGATCCGGTTCTGGTCGCCGAACGACCCGCTACTCGTGGCCGGGGCACGGGCGATCCGCACGCTGCTGCGCCTGGACGCGGCGGCTGCCCGGTACGCCGAGGCGCCGATGCCCACCGGCGTGTTCACGCCGGCGGAGGGCGCGGATGCAGACGACATCCTGCAGGGCGATGAGGTCGATGAGTTTCTCGCCGACTGGGAGTTGAAGAGGCGCCAACGAGCCACTGCCTACGTGTCCGGGGCTGTCAACTTCAACCCGTTGCAGTGGGATCCGGCGTCTCTGCAGTTGGTCGAGACGCGCGAGGGCGCGGTCCGTGACATCGCCCGCCTGGTCGGTATCAGCGCCGAGGACCTCGAGGTCAGCACCACCAGCCGGACGTACCTGAACGCCGTCCAGAAGCAGCAGGAGCTCGTCAACTACACGTTGGCCGGCTACATGAGCGCGGTGCAGGACCGGTTGTCGATGGGTGACGTGTCCGCCGAAGGGTTCATGGCCCGGTTCGATCTCGGCGGCCTCGTCCGCGCGGACGAGAAGACCCGGGTTGAGACCTACGAGGCCGGGATCCGGGTCGGCCTCTACAGTCTCGAAACCGTCCAGCGCCGCGAAGAGCTGCCCCCGAACGAGGCACCCGCACCAGCAACACCGGCACCGCTGAAGGCGGTACCCACACCTACCCAGGAGGGAACCTTGGCTGCACGCGCGATCGGTGGGCCCACGTTCGACGCCGACGACAACGCTCACTTTGGGTTCGCCACTGAGGCAGGCTCGCTGGCGTTCGAGGTCGACGTCGCGAAGCGGGAGATTTTCGGGCTCGCTGTGCCCTACGGGGTGACCACCTCGAAAGGTGGCCGTAAGTATCAGTTTTCGAAGGGAACGCTGAAGTACGGCGCGGTCAGTCGGGTGAAGCTCCTGCGGGACCACGACCGGAAGCAGGCGGTCGGGAAGGCCATCGAGCTGCAGGACACCCCTGAAGGCCTCTGGGCCCGCTTCAAGGTCGCCCTCGGCAAAGAGGGCGACGACATTCTCCAGCTCGCCGACGACGGCGTGTACGACGGCCTGTCCATCGGACTCGGCAACGACGCGAAATTCGCGACCCGCGCCGGCGTGCTCCACGCGGTCGACGCCCCGCTGGCCGAGATCAGCATTCTCCCGTTCCCGTCGTTCGACGACGCACGGGTCAGTTCAGTCACCGCATCAGCAGACGAAGGGAAAACCACCATGCCGTGCACGATCTGCGGTCACACTCACGCCGAGGGCGCGCCGCCGTGTGCGGCACCACCGGCCCCGCTCAGCCTGTCGGCAGACACCATCGCCGCCATCACCGCAGCCTTCGCGGCTGCCCAGCCGGCGCCGCCGGCGGTTGTCCCGCCGGTCACGCTCGAAGCCGACCAGCCCGGTGGGAAGCCCGGCCCGAAGGTGATCCCCGCTGCTCCCGCGGGCACGTCACTGGTGGTGAAAGAGCCGGTGCCGTACCGGTTCGACGGCACCCGCGGTGACCACGATTTCAGCAGCGACCTCATCAACGCGATGCGGAACAAGGACGGCGAAGCGGGACAGCGGCTCGACAAGTTCATGTCGTTGGCGTTCGACGTCGACAAGGCCGACGTCAACGAGTTGAACCCGGACCGGCAGCGCCCGGACATGTACGTCGACAACCTCGAGTTCGTGTACCCGATCTGGGACGCGATCAGCAAGGGCACCCTGCCCGACAGCACGCCGTTCACCCTGCCGAAGTTCAACAGCGCGTCCGGCCTGGTCGCTGCTCACGTCGAAGGTGTCGCCCCGACGCCGGGTTCGTTCACCACGACCGGGCAGACCATCACCCCATCGGCGGTCTCCGGTCGGGTGGAGATCACCCGCGAAGTCTGGGACCAGGGCGGCAACCCGCAGTTCTCCTCGATCCTCTGGCGCGAGATCGTCCGCGCCTACTACGAGGCACTCGAGGTCGCCGCGGTCGACATGCTCGACGCCCTGACCCCGACGGCGATCGCGCTGAACGGTGTCGATTCCGACCTCGACGCAGACGTAACCGCGAACCTGGCCGCGCTGTCGTACATCCGGGGCGGCAACCGGTTCCGGGACTTCTTCCTCGCGAGCAACCTGTTCACCGCCCTCACCGGCGCGGTCGACGACGTCGGCCGGCACCTGTACCCGGTCCTGGCCCCGCAGAACGCCAACGGCAGCACCGAGGGGTTCTTCGGTCAGGTCATGGTCGGCCTGCTGCCCGCGAAGCCCGCGTGGGCGCTGGAGGCCGGCAACGGCGGCGACGGGTCCAGCTACCTGTTCAACCGGGCCGACGTCCACGGGTGGGCGACCCCGCCGCGCCGGTTCGACTTCGAGTACCGGGTCGAGTACGTCGACCTGGCCGTCTGGGGTTACAAAGCGACCGCGAACACCAGACTCGCAGGCGTTCGTGAGGTCACGTACTCCGCGACCTGATCTGTTCTGTACCAACCATTCTCAATCGAAAGGAAGGCATAGCTGATGTCGCGTGGATCGCGTCTCAGGGACACCTCGGTCGGCAAGCTGACCGAGCGTGCCGCTGCTCTCCCACCCGCCACTGGAGTCAGTGCGGACTTGTTCACCATCGACGGCGGGCCGATCCTGCTTACCGGGTTCTACGGTTACGCCACCGTAGCCATGCCGGTCGCGGTGCTCTCGTTCGACCTGGCGCTCGACCCGGACGACGGCGGATCCGACGTTGCCCTGGCCACCGCGCTGTCCATCAGCGGGGCCGCGGCTGGGACCTACTGGCGGTTGAACGCGACCGCTGGTGGCGTGCTGGTCGCCACGTTGAACGTGTCCTACGGGGTGAAGCTGGCGACCCCGATTGCCTGCGACGTCGGTGACCTCAAGTTGAACGTCACCGGCGGTGGTGCCATCGGCACGACTGCTCGGGCCAAGTGGGGCGTCACGTGGGTGCCCCTTTCCTCGGCCGCCACCGTCGCGGCGTCCTGACCTCTCGTTCCCGATCCCTCCGGGCCTCATCCACCCGGAGGGGTCGGCTCGACCCCCTGAAAGGCGTTGACTGATGGCAATTCAGACCGCGACCATGCGCACGCACCTGGCTGACAGGTACGGCGACGAGGCGCTCTTCGGGGCGCTCTACACGACGGCGCCGGGTGCGTCGGCCGGTACCGAGGTGACTGGCGGAAGCCCGGCGTACGCACGCAAAGCCCTTGCATGGTCGACCGCTTCGGCGTCCGCGTCGTCGGTGACCGTCACGTTCGACGTCCCCGCATCGACGACCGTGGTCGGTGCTGGCTGTCACACCGCTTCGACTGCCGGGACGTATCTCGACGGTGTGGCGGTCACCTCGCAGGCGTTCGCCACCCAGGGCACGTACGCCGTTACGTACACGATCACGATCTCCTGAGGTAGGCCGTGGTCACTTCGCTCGCTTCGGACACGTTCACCGGCTCGAATGGTGCGGCGTGGTCTTCGGCGTGGGCGAATGGCGAGCTCTCCGCTGGTGCCTCGTTCCAGATCCAGTCGAACGCCGGGCGGGTCACGACTGCGTCGGCCGGGGGCTACTCGGGTGCTTCAACGCAGAAGGTCAACATCAGCAACCCCACTGATCAGGTGTGGTTGATGAAGTTCCGGTGGCCGACCGGCGCCGAGTGCTACCCCGGGATCTGGATGCGCGCCGGGAACGACGTTCTCGACGCGCAATCCGGGTACTGCTTCGAGTTGAACCGGCCGGGGAACAGCTGGGCTGTGTTCCGAACGACCAGCTACACAGCTACCAGCATTGCCACGGCGGCGTTCACGTTCACGTCGAATACCTGGTATTGGGTGCGGTGCGGGGTTGTTGGGTCGGATCTGAAGATCAAGCTGTGGGCGGACGGTGCGACCGAGCCGTCCGCGTGGACGTGGGAAGGCACCGACAGCACCTACGCCGGTGCCGGCCGGTGCGGCCTGCGGGTAGGCCCGGGAGGCACCGGCAACGCCACGTTCGACATCGACGATTTCAATCTTGATGACGCGTTCGCGTTGGCGTTCTCCGGTGCCGCGACCCTGGCCGGGGCTGGGGCCCTCAGCTCGACTGGTGTGCCGAGGCCGACTGCGGCCCCGGGTTTCACGGGCT